GTCAATCTTCTTTGGTTATGTCGGCAATGTGCCAGAAGCCGTCCTGTCTGCTTTGTTCGTCTCATGACCAGGCAACCCACCCCAAATATCAGCGAAGAGATCACCATGCCTGCGGAACGCAAGATCATTCTTCCTTCTGAAGACGAGGTTATCCTTGAGGTAGTGGGAGGACTTGTGAGGAAGAATCAACTTCATCCAGAGCCTTGTAGTGAGCACCTTCCAACCCCTCGCTTCGATGATGTTGTACATGTGGTTGTCCATATAGTAAAAGGGGAATAGGAACGCATCGAACCACACATTTTCGGTGTAGAAAAAATCCAAGTTGACCATGGAAAAAACCCCAGATTCAAACTGGAGGATCTGTGCCCATCGAATTCCCTGTTCTGTGGCTTCTTGCCATCGCTCAAGGATGTCCTCAAGGGCACCATCTACCAGCTCGGCATCGGTATGCAACGCCATGCAAAAGGGCTCTCCATTCTCCCTGGCCGTCTTGATGGCCCAATTGATTTCTTGGGCATGTTGTAACTCAACCGGAGGGATGAGTTCAAGGCACTTTTCGGGATAAGGGATTTGCCCAAGGACCGACTTTAGGGTGTTGTTAATGATGCAAATGGGGGTTGGATCTAAGGAGAATTTTTCGATCCTGGTGGCAATGGATTCGACACACTTGGAAAGAAGTCCGACATCCTGTCCGAAGGGTATATAGATTCTAAACTTGTTCATGATCTCTCCTCTGTAGTGGCATTAACATCTTCAGTGATTACACTTCTTGTGAAGATTGTTCTAGGAATCTGTCTTTCGTGTCGAAATCCATTCGCTACATAATTAGCGATAAACCGCTCTTGCATGATGCTTGACGCCAGTCGGTCAGGGCGATTCTTGCGAGGTTCGATAGCTGGCTTTGCCGGTTTCTGGTCGCTCATGATTGTCTCCGTTCGGGTTTGGCCGGGGCCTTGAGGAGATGATTTGGCCTTACCGTCAGCGGTGTTTCTCGTTGCCATGGAGTCAACCTAACGCCGTGGTAGATTTTTGGGAAGGGGTAAGAACTGAAGGCGGTGGCAGTCCAGTCTGCTTGAACCGAGATTCGCAAAGGATTCGGAGTTGGTCGTACAAGCCATAGGAATGTTCCTCCATGACGACAAGGTCGTGGGTGTCAGCAAAGTCCTGTCGGAAGATGGACCATGTGAGAAGGTAGTTTGCTTTGACACGCCGTCCCGTCAAGAGAATCACCTTCAGGCTTTGCCAGTCGGTTCCGCGCTTATGGAACACAACCCAAGTAGCGCCGTCCCATTGCAACCGGTCAATCTCCGAGAACTGAGTCAGGTCTGGAGCCTTTCCAAGATAGGTTTTTTCCTTTTTCATTTTTTCACACTATTCCTATTTTCTAAGATTGTCAATTCAAGCGAAGTAACAAATCGAGCCGCATCGTCGTTGGTAACATTTGGGGGTATATATAATATACATACCCCCGTCATGTTACCGCCTAGACGCCTTTGCCCCCTGGTAACATTTTTAAAAGTTACCGTAAAATTACCGAGTGTTACCGGTTATCCACATAGTTATCCACAAGCAGAATATGGCGCTCTGGCGGCTCATTTTTCACCTTCTGCAAGCTTCGACGACATGACCGGGAACAGAATCAAGTAGCCGTTTTCGTGTTCAGAAATCAGGTTCAGTTCGAACAATCTTTGAGCAAATCCAGCCTTCGCGGTATGCTTCACATACTGGCCAGCAGTGCCTTCGTTCTCGAAAATCTTGGACCGAATGAGCGATTCTTTCCACGCGCTGCGGGTCACGTATGGTGCGCCATTGACGTCCTCTTCGCCCGACTCCTGCCAAGCTTTCATGATGCTTTCTCTGGCCTCGAATTCAGCTTTTGAAGTCTTCTTTTTAGGCTCATCTGCTTGAATGATAACGGCACTTCTGACTTGTTCTCCGTCTTCGTCAATCCACCCCGGAACGTCTTGAAGGGCTAGTTCAACGAAGATGGGTTCGGCGAGTTCAGCATCCTTCATTTTGCGCTGAATGATCGATATGGCCGCGCCTTTTGACGAAGGTGGTTGAATCGATATTTCGCCCTCAAGCGCGCCTTTCCATGCCGAGGATCCACGCGCCCGATGCTGGGAATCTTCGCTCACCCCGGTATGATGGACGAGCAGCACCGAGCACTTAAATTCCTTCTGAATCAAACTGCAGGCGTCGAGCATAGATTTGACGTCTTGCGAGGAGTTCTCATCGCCTGCAAGGAATCTATGAAGCGTGTCGATGACGATGATTGCCGGGAGCGTTGGAAGTTGTCGGATTTCAGAAAGTACAAGCTGAATACCTTGGGGTGTATTGAAGTCGCACCCTGACTTAGAAAGCCAGAACGGAGGATCGATTTCTTGCGGTATTTGATGGCGTTCAAACCAGGCGGCCACGCGCGCCCTAAGGCCATTGTGGCCCTCGCCGGCAAGGTAAACAATCGGAGCCTTGGATGACCGATGGCCCATCCACTTTGAAGTAGATTGGCCTGAATCATCGACAGAAGCGCAAGCCATGTTCAGGCACCAATCCAAAACAACAAATGTTTTACCCGACCCCGATGGGCCATGCACCATGATCATCGCCTCGGCTTGAATCCAGTGTTTGATGAGCCACTTGATCGGTTTTGGCACCTTCGAAAACTCGCGGGCACTGACAAGCCAGGACTCGCGTTTCGGGTTCAAGAGCGCGGTCAGATCGTGGCCGGCTAATCGGTAGTCGTTCGCGTCTTGACCCTCTTCTGGAGGCATCACGACAAGGGCACCAAACTTTGCGGCGGCCTGGTCTGCGTAGTTCCGGCCGGTTCCGCTCTTGTCATTGTCAGCTACAATGACAATCTCCACCGAAGGGTAGCTTTGTCGGAGTGATTCGACAACCGGAAGAATATTCGAGGCCGAGAACGTGGCCACGGTACACGTGCCAGTTGTTTCGTAGATCGTCGCTGCGGTCGCGAATCCCTCGGCTACAAAGATGGGCTTGGCGGGGTCATTTGCACCGAACCAAAGCATAGCGCCCTTGACTCGTCCGCCTTTGTGAAAGCGCTTCTCGCCCTCTGCAGATATTGTTTGAAGGCTCCAGATTTCACCCTCTGGCGAATACATAGGAACGATCAGATTGCCAACGCCGTCAGCTCTTGCGACGTGCGGCTGAATCTGTTTTCGGACAAGGTAGGGGTGCCCATTGCCAGCCGGAATCAGCGCTTCCCAAACCTTCTGGCAGTCATCTGCGGCAAGCTCGTTTCTGATGCGCTTCTCTGATTCTGCCTTCTGTCTAGCAGACTCGAGCGCCGATCTGTAGGCCAATTCCTCAGCCATCGAAAGCTGGCGGCCAATATCGCCTTTCCAGTTGACTTGCGTCCCGCCCGCGCGAAACGAGCCGAAGGCTCCCCCAGGAACCATACCGTTATCGAAGGCTACGTACCAGAGCGCGTCACCCTTGGCCTTCTTATCGTCATATCGGTGAAGATCCCCGTCCATGACAATTACGTCTGGCGGGGTCTGCCCTGCGTTAATCATCGCCGTCCGTAGCTGGACTTCGGGTGGATCGTGCTTGGGAATGTGGTCGCCGAAAATCTCAGTGAGGTTGCCCAACGGGTAACTCCTGGCCAAGATAGGCCTCAAGGCTTTCGACGGTGTTGATCGTAGGATTGGCAGTGCTACCATCTACGATCTTGAGAATCGTCTGGTAAGACAATCCCGTCTTTTCGGCAACTATGTAAAGTCGCCTGTCCTTGAGTCTTTGTCGGAGTCGTTCAAGTCGTGTAGGAATATGTGCCATTTCTTCGAGTCTCCATCAGGAATGATATTGACAGAGTAGATGACTAGTCATATTATGTCCATAGCTTTCGACAGGAAAACCGACCGAAAGCACGGCCGATACCGTGAGGACGGCCAAAGGAGCAATATGAGCGTGCAACTCAAATCCACCAAGGGGGGCGGGTCCGACGGCGTCAAGATTCTCTGTTTCGGAGAGTCTGGCGCGGGCAAGACATTGGCGATTCGCGGACTTCCTAACCCGATGATCCTTTCGACCGAGAAAGGGCTTCTGTCTTTGGCCGACTTCGATCTTCCGTACGAAGCCATCGACAGTATCGAAAAGCTGGACGAGGTCTACGACTTCATTGTCAATGACCCCGTCGGCAAGCAATTCGAGTCCATCGCGCTCGACTCGATCACCGATATCGCCGAAGTCTGCCTCAACGCCGAGAAGAAGAAATCGGCTGACGGTCGGGCCGCTTACGGAAATATGAATGACGTCATTGCCGAGCGCATCCGTAAGTTCCGCGATCTTCCTGGGCGTAACATCTATATGACCGCCCAGCTGGACAAAGTGCAGGATGAGCGCGGCAAGGTCCTCTATGGCCCATCCATGCCCGGCAAAACCCTCACGCAATCGCTGGCATTCTTCTTCGACATCGTTCTCGCACTCCGTGTCGAGTCTGTCGTCGACGAAACCACACCCGGCGGATTCAAGGTCATGCGGATGTTCCAGACGCAGACAGACGGGCTCTGGCAGGCGAAGAACCGCGGCGGCCGGCTCGAAATGTGGGAGGAGCCCGACCTTGGTGCTGTAATTCGGAAGGTGCGCGGAACGGAGTCAGCCACGGGCACGGCGAAGGCGGCAGCGAAATGATCCCCGCCAGCAAAGCCGCCCAATGGCTCGCAGCCAAGGAAGCCGAACGAATCGCCGTTGAAACCCGAAGGCAGCTCGAGGACGAGATGGCTCGCGAGTTCGGCTTCACGGCAGTCGATGAGGGAACGCAGAATTTCGAGTCCGTCGATCCTGCGTCCGGTCAATCCTACAAAGTCAAGATCGTCGGCCGCATGAACCGCAAGGTCAACGGCGATGAGTTGCAGGACTTGGCCCGCGAAGCCGGCCTCGAGCAGTTCTTGACGACGCTCTTCAAGTGGGAACCAGATCTGCGCCTCGCGGCCTGGAAAGCCACCGACAAGAGCATCACCGACAAGCTGGCTGGGGCGATCACGACGACGCCGGGACGGCCTTCGTTCTCGGTGGAGATCAAGGAGTCGGCTTCGACCGACAAGCCCTAAGGAGGGGCTAGAAATACATGGCATCACTCGGAATCACTCTCAACCAATCGGAATTGCCCGAAGGTCAGAACTTCGACCCCATTCCGGAAGGCTGGTACACTGCGCAGATCAAGGCCGCAGAGCTCAAGAACACCAAGGCGAACGACGGTCAGTACATCGCGGTCCAGTACGCTGTGACTGGCCCGACTCACGCCGGCCGCGTAATCTTCGGTAACCTGAATATCAAGAACCGGAACAGCGAAGCCGAGCGAATCGGCATGGGCCAGCTCGGAAGCGTCATGGGCGCGATCGGCCTCGCTAAGATCGAGGACACCGACCAGCTGATCGGCGGCAACCTTCAGATCAAGGTCGGCATGTCGAAGCCCCAGGAGGGCTACGAACAGCGGAACGAGGTCAAGGGCTGGAAGGCCATCGAAGGCGGCCCGGCACCGATGCCTGCCACGTCGGCGGCGCAGGTGCAACAGTCGACGCCTGCGGCTACCAAGGCGCCCTGGCAGAAGTAACGAGACAGTAGACCAGACATTTGTGGAATCGGTTTCCGGCATCCGAGTCCATGGGTGAATCCATGGGAATAAAATGCCGGTGGTGAGACGCCGTTGAAAGACGGTGGCCCATATTGGTTGACATAAAGACTAATTTATGGATAATGAATTCATGCAGTATTCAAAGTTAAATCTAGACAGATTCTATGCCAGGTTTCAGAAGGGAAGAGATGAAGATTGTTGGACGTGGCTCGGATCTAAGAACGAGAAAGGTTATGGAACCATTGGCCACGAATACGCTCATCGTAGATCTTGGAAAATCCATAACAATGCTGACATTCCTAAAGGAATGTGCATTTGTCATTCTTGCGATAATCCGTCTTGCGTTAATCCAAGTCATCTCTGGCTTGGGACTCAGAAAGAAAATATGCAAGACATGAAAATGAAAGGCAGGCAGGTTATCCGCGATAACAAAGGCATTGCCAATCCTATGTTTGGGCGACAACACGGGGAAGAAACAAGACGCATTATGGCAGAGGCAAAAAAAGGCATCTTCCTTCATGAAAAGCATCCTAGGGCAACAATAACGATGGAAACTGCTGATGAGATACGCAGGCTCAAAAACATGGGAATATCTGCGGTAAGGATTGCTTCCGATTTAGGCGTGAGTATTCACGTTGTCAGAAATATTGTTCGTGGAAAAACTTGGGTGAAACAATGAAAATAGACCTCGACACAATCGAAAAGAGAATTGATTCTTTCATGGAGCGAACGGCCAGTGGACCAAGGCCACATCTTGGCGTTTCCACTCTGGGCCATAAATGTGATCGGCGAATCTGGATCATGCATCGATGGGGCGTCATTGAGAAGTTCTCTGGTAGAATGCTGCGGCTTTTTGCTAGGGGACAAAACGAAGAGCCGGTGATGGCGAACTATCTCCGCAAAGCCGGGCTCGACCTGAGGAAAACTGGATTCGATCAAGTCAAAGTCAATTTCGGTTCTCATGTCTCAGGAAGTATCGACGGCGTAATACTTTCCGGTATACCAGAAGCCCCTGCAAAATTGCATCTCTGGGAGAATAAGACGGCTTCCGACAAATCTTTCACCGACCTTGTGAAGAACGGCATCGAGAAATCTAAACCAGAACATTGGTCACAGATTCAAGGCTATCTCCTTGGCACTTTCGACCCCGAGTTCAAAGCTGCTTACGGTTTCGGCAATATCGACAGGGCGCTCTACACGGTCGTGAATAAGAACTCAGATGAAATCTATACAGAGCGAGTCCGCTTTGAGCGAGAAAAAGCTAAGGCCATCATTGAACGCGGAAAAAGAATTGCTCTCTTGGACCGCATGCCGGAACCAATGAATGCCGATCCCACGTGGTGGGAATGCAAATTCTGCGCGGCGCTGGATCTATGCAAGATCTCTCGAACTACGAAAGAGGTGAACTGCAGAACCTGCGCGCATAGTACGGCCGAACCTGACGGGACATGGACTTGCGCGATCCATGCCGAAAGTGGCTCAATTCCCGTTGATTTTCAGCGCATGGGTTGCCGGTCGCATGTCGTCCACCCGGATCTTGTGCCGTGGGAAATGAAAGAGGGTGTTGGCAATTCGGCAGTTTACGTGATTCCTGCAGGCGCTGGCTCTACGGGAACAGAACAGCCGAAAGAAGTGATCAACGGCGAAGACGGAATCGACTCTCGCGAACTCATCGGGCCTTCGGCGCTAGCCGGCAATCAAGAGGAACAAGAGGAAATCGTCAATTGGCCATTGAAGTAAAGTCGGGTCAATCCGGCCTAGCCTTCGGTGGCACCATTGCGCCTCGAGAATACCAGTCTCGATCGGTGACGATGACTTTTGACTGGCTGGCAGCCAATGAGGGCAATCCTTGCCTGGTTCTACCAACTGGCGCCGGCAAATCCGTCATCGTAGCGGAGATCTGCCGCCAGGCCGTTCAAGGGTGGCCCGGAACGCGAATACTCATGTTGGTTCACGTCCAAGAGCTGGTGGCCCAGAACGCCGAGAAGATGCGCCATGTCTGGCCGAATGCGCCCCTTGGCGTCTATGCCGCCGGTTTGCGCCGCAAGGAAATCGATGCGATCACCTTTGCCTCAATCCAGTCGATTCACCGAAAAGCTGAACTCGTCGGCCACGTTGACTTGGTGATCGCAGACGAGGCCCATACCATCGGCCACAAGGACGAAGGAACATACCGCGATTTCCTTGCAGACCTCAAGACGATCAATCCAGCGATCCGAGTTATCGGGCTCACTGCAAGCCCTTGGCGACTTGGCCATGGACTGATTACCGACAAGCCGGCCATCTTCGATGCCTTGATTGAGCCAGTCAAAATCGAGGAATTGCAAGCCTTGGGATTCCTGACGCAACTTCGGTCAAAAGTCACGTCAGCCAAGCTGGACACGATTGGAGTCCACAAGCGCGGCGGAGACTTCATTGAGTCCGAACTGCAAAAGCATGTCGACACGGCCGACAAGAATGCCGCAATTGTGGACGAGGTTATCCATCGTGCCGACGGCCGGAAGTCATGGCTGTTCTTTTGTGCCGGCGTTGAGCATTCCGAACACGTCCGCGATGTCTTGCGCGAGCGTGGAATATCGGCCGAGATGGTCACGAGTGAAACGCCGAATGGTGAACGTGCTAGGATCCTGGTCGATTACAAAGCCAAACGGATCACGGCCCTGGTCAATGTTCAGGTGCTCACGACAGGCTTTGACGCGCCGGATACAGACTTGATCGCGCTCATGCGGCCAACCCAAAGCCCTGGCCTTTTCTTGCAGCAAGTTGGCCGCGGCTTTCGCGTCAAGAGCCATACCGACCATTGCCTCATTCTCGACTTCGCTGGCGTCATCGCAACCCATGGCCC